TCTTGTATTCTTTTACAGTCTCTTTGGCTTCTTTGCTTTCCAATGGCATTTCTGCTGGAGTTTCTGTTGGCATAGAAACAGTTTCGTCTTTTTCTTCGTCGTCACTGTCTTTGTTGCCCATCATTGCTTCAAATTCTGCTTTAAGATCGTCTAAAGCGTCTTCTAAATCAACTACTCTGTCTTCGATTTCACCGTTTTCTTCGCCATTGTCAGAGTCAGCATCCATGTCAGCCGCCATATCGTCGGCCGCTTTCTCGCCTTCACCTTCTTCGTCGGCACTGATGTCTTTGACTAATTCGTCAGTAGCGTCGCCACCAACTTCTTCAATAGACTCTTCTTCTGTTTGTTCGGCTTCCGTTGCTTCGTCTTCGATTTCAACAACTTCGTCAACTTTTTCGTCTTCATTAGACTCTTCTGAAGTCTCTTCAACTTTGTCTTCTGCTTTTTCTTCAGTAGACTCGGTTTCTTTTACTTCATCTTTAGACTCTTCTTTTGTGTCTTCTTTAGATTCAGCAGTTGTAGTTTCGTCTGCTAAATTCTCATATATGTCTCTAGATTTTTCAACAACGATTTCGTGGAATAATGCTTCCGCTTTGTCCTGTTCTTCGTTGATTAAATGATCTAGTAATTGTTCAAACTTATTTGTCATTACACGTGCTCCTTTTCAAAACGTTCGATTTGTACTTATAAGCGTTAGTATTTACTACAAAAAGGCAAAAATAACGATATAAATGGCACAAAAGGGGTTTTTTGGCTAGATTTTTGACTGGAGGCTAAATTTTGATAAGAAATCCTGTATATATATGTGTTTTATGTTGCCGGCCCATTCAAGATCCTTGGGTTGGAACCATCCTTTGGGTATTACTCGATAAAACTGGATGTCCTTGAAATCCTGTAACACACGTTTGGTCTGGTTCATCCAGTTGCCATAGAACGTGGCCTCGTCAGTTTTCTTTTTGTAATTCCTAGTGTCGCCAAATATGTTGTTTAATTTGAATCTTTTGCCGTCTTGATGTCCTTGATAGTCAAAACCCAGTATGTAAATTTCTTTGTTGCCGTGGTCACAAGCCATCCTCAATGCTGTGGGACCGCTTGACCAACCCAGGCTGGGTTTGAACCATTGAACATGATCCAGTATTTTTTGGTTTTTGTTATACTGTGCATTGAAGTTTGAACATACTTTATTATTAATCATGTAATCACCTTCTGCTATTTCCAGTATCATTTTTGGATCGACAGCCACTAGGTAGTCAGGTCGTTCTGTTCTATACACGCCGTTGCAGGCATAAACCTTTCCGTGCTGTTGTAGATTGGCAATTTTTATGCCATTACGTGATTCACCGTTACCTAATACGAATGCTGTTTGTGACATTATAACTCTAAGTTATCGTCCTGGGCAGGTTGTCCGTACATCTTTTGGACGAATACCGCTTCTTCTTTCTGTTGTGCCTCATGTTCTTCAGAGGCCAATCGCATTTCGTTAATGTCTTTTAAAGTTAAACGTGTTTTTCTTGTGTCAGTTTGATCTAAGATAGAAATATCGTTGTTTGGCTCGTAGTTTTTGTCTTGCTCGAAGCCATCTGCTGTGTATGTGAAGAATTCAAACAGTTTCATGTCAGTATTTAACCTTAAACGGCTCCTCCTCCGCCGGTTCCGCCCGGTACTGTGCCACCACCGCCCGGCGTTTGACCCGGTGCGCCTGTGCCTGGTGCTTCTGGTGACGGTGCTTCTGGGTCCGCTGTTGGTTCCTCAAACTGATCTAAATCACTTGAAATACCGGCCTGGGTGACTCCTGCGCCACGTAACTGGTTTGCTTTGCTTTTCTTACCTTGTGGCACATTGTTTTCTTCTGCCCATAGTTCTGCATTCCTTGCCATTTCTTCTTCACTAAGACCCAAGAAACGTTTTAGAGCAAATCTTTTACTCATGTAAGGTAATTCTGCAACTTGCGAGAACGATTGTATACGTGCTTGGTCCATTTCCGTCTGTCTGTACTGTGCAAAGTTCTGTGGTGGATTCAATTTAACTTCAAACATTCCATTGTCGATGTTGTAACCTTTGCTTTTAATCCATAACTTAAATTCTTCGTCAAATGTTGGATTAAGCATTGACTGTAACCGTGAACAATACTTGTTGAATCTCAATTCTTGGATGTATGCAGTGCCAACCCTACCGTCATTGTACTGTTGTTGTGAGTCATCGGGTCCGGTTGGCAGATAAGAACTTGGAATTCTCAGACCTCTGAACAGTTTGTTGGTGAAGAATCTTAGGTCATCTATCTCACCTAGGTTAGTACCGCCCGGTAGTGTGTCCACTTTAGATCCCCTACCTTCTGCCGTTTGCGGAAAGAAGTAGTCTTCATTAATACTCATTGGATTGTAAGTTGCGTCAATATGGTTTGCACCACCCGATGTGCTTGGAATCCTTCTCTGATTGATCTCGTTCTTCACTCTCTCAACGAACTGCATCGCCAAATGTGTGGGCATGTTACCCACATCAATATAGAACACTCTTCTCTCAGGTGCTCTCTGTACCCTGTAAATTATGATTGCGTCTTCTAATAATTCTTTCTGTTTGTAAACTTTGAAAACCTGTTCCAATACCGACTGTCCAAATGGGAATAAGTTGTCCATTCCGTCACTCATGCTCATGTGCACCACGTGTTCCGCGTTGATGTTGTAGGCATTCATGGTTCTGTAAAATCTTCCACCTGCGTTTCCGCCCGCGAAACCTGACATATTAGTTGTAGCACCTGCGTTTGCGTAACTTGAACCGTATGCCGCGGTACCACCGCCTGTTGTTCCGCCGCCACCGTATGTTTGGTTAGGTGTGATCTGTGTTGCTGATAATCTCTGTAGGTTTGGATTGATATCTCTGATTACATACTGTTCAGGTTTTTTACCTTCTGATTCGTTAACGATGACTCTATCTACCTTGGCGTTGTCCACGTACAACCATTTCATGTTCTCTGGATCCCTCACAAAGAAGCAGTCACCGTATTTCAGTGCGTTCCTAAAAATTCTAAAAATTCTTTTGTTAAGTTTATTGGATTTGGTCCATTGTTGCAGGGCCTTCTTTAAAAGTTTTACTTCGTGTTCTGTGGTCTCATCCTTGAACACAAGATCGAACGGTGTCTCGTTCTCTGTGTTCTTTTGTGTTGAAAATTCTGCTAGTATGTCCAGCGCCGCGTTGATCTCCGAGTCGGAATCCATCTGGTCATACTGGAAGTATCTTTGTATCCTGTTGGGGTGTCCGGTGTACACATCCGGAAGATATGAACTGTAATTCCTTTTTGCGAAATTGGGTACCTTCTCTCCACTAATGGGAGACATGTTTGCGTCTTTAAAATATTTTTTCCAAGCCATACTTTATATTACAATCTTTCTGTCAAATCTGCAACCTTAAACTATACCAATTTGGTTAGGATCTTTACGGGCAGTTCTTTCTACTGCTTTCAAGGCCCTCGATTCAACTGCTACAAGCGTATTTACGCCGTTTACCATATTCGCAAGTGCCTTGTTGGCGTTGTTGAGTTCAGTGGTCATAGTGGCCATCTTGGTCTCCAATGCGGATGTGTCAAATGTTTTCTGTAGATCCTGGTTTGCTGTCACTGTTGACTTGGTTCCTGCTGTTATTAATTCGGGACCACGTTCACCTGTTAGGTAAGTTTTACCTGCATCCATGCCTCCGCCAAATGCACGTTCTCCACCAAACATGCCACCTACGTACTGACCTGCCATCGATCCTAAACTTGCACCTAGTAAAGCACCTCCCGGCCCGCCAATTAAGCCTAACAATCCGCCTAGGCCTGCTCCCACAAGACCACCTATGCCTGCGGCATCGTCTGATTTGTCTTTGTTCATCAGTTGTCCCGCGCTTGAACCCACTCCTATCGCGGCTCCTAGTCCTGGGAGTAGCCTGGTTGCACCGAACCTTGCGGCTCCGGCGGCTCTCTTGCCACCCTTGCTTCCAAATAAGTTACCTAACATACCACCTGATCCCACTCCAGCGGCCTTCAATGCTCCCAGTGTACCTGTGAACACGACCGCGGTCTGACCTGCCTTGTCCAATAAAAACTTACCTGCCAGGATACCAACCAGGGCTGTACCTGTCAATGCCGGTATCTGTGCTACGCCCGCCACTAAACCGCCAACACCTTTCATAAGGAACTGTGTGGCCTGTGACAGTCCACCTAGTGCTGGACCAAAGCCCGCCAACAAACCTGTCTCTATCTGTTGGAACTGTCCTGCTATCCTTTTGCTGGCATCTTCAAAAGTGGTTAAACCTTGCGTCAGCCTGTCGGCAGTTTCACCCTGTTCCCCGAATATGCTGTCCACGTCGGTTATCCTTCTCGCTAGATTAATCACATCGCCTTGTAGTGCCAAGAACTCTACTTGTCCTGTTACCGTGGCTTTCCTAAATCTGTCCACACTGTTTGCAGACAAGTCTCTAAGTCGTGACAGTGCCTGTTCACTGGTTGTAACACCAGAAATTAAATCAGTTACTACATCTCGTGCACCAGGAATGTTCTGCACCAATGCTAACGACGCCTCAGTTACAGGTGCACCTGCGTTGGCTATCAAGTCCTGGAATCCTTCGTTCAGGCCTGGAGCAATGGTTCCTATTGTGGCCGCGAAACCTTCCAGTCTCGACCTAGTACCATCAGTTGCATTCTGTAGGAAGGCCTGGAACTTGGCGTTGCTCTGCTGTTGTTCTATTTGTGCCCTCAGTTCATTTCTTTGTGCCCCTGTCAGCCTGGCCAGTCTGTCTAATTCTTCTGCGAA